ATGGCTTCCCGCGAGCGCGGCGTGCTGGACGTGGTCGAGGCGGCCATTCACCTGCACCCGCCGCTGGTGACGCACAACGCGCCGAGCTTGTGCAACCTGCGGCTTTTCGCCCACTGGCTCTACGGCGACCACACCCGGGCGGCCGAATTGATGCGGCTGAACCCGGGCCTGCGCAATCCCAACTTCATCGCCCAAGGACAGGCGCTCCATGGCTTCGCCCGCTGAAGACCGCGTCACCATCCGCGTGGCCGGCCGCGAGCATCGGGACTGGACCACCTACCGCATCGAGTCGCACCTGATCACCCCGGCCGACGCCTGGCGCGTGACGCTCGGCATCCCTGCGGACAGGATTCCGGCCACGGTGCGGCCCTGGGCGGAAATGGAAGCCTGCCTGGGCCAGGACGTGGTGCTCACCGGCCGCATCGACCGCATTGAGCGCGAGGTGGCCAAGGGGGCGCAGTCCCTGACGCTCTCCGGCCGCGACGGGGCCGCCGTGCTGGTCGATTGCTCGGCCCCGATCTTCACGCGGCGCAAGGTGACGCTGACCGAAGTGGTGGACCTGGCCGTGCGGCCGCTCGGTGTCTCGAAAGTCCGGGTGGACGTCATGAACGCGCGGGAGAAGGTGGAGATCGAGCCGGGCATGACCGCCTGGGACGCGCTGGGGCAGGCCTGCGAGGCCAACGGCTGTTGGGCCTGGTTCGAGCCGGACGGCACGCTGGTGGTGGGCGGCCCGGATTACGCGGCCGCGCCCGTGGCCACGCTGGTTTTGCGCTTCGACGGCCGGGGCAACAACATCCTTTCGCTTTCCGTCACCGAGGACGTGTCGGGCCGCTACAGCGAGGTCACGGTGTTGGGCCAGTCCCACGGCACCGAGACGGCGGAAGGCAAGCATGACATCCAGCACCGCGAAACGGACCCGGACGTGCCGGGCTACCGGCCGCTTATCCTGGTCGCCGGCGATTGCGACGGCGCGACCGAAGCCAAGCGCCGGGCGCAAAAGGCCTTGATGGATTCCCGCCTGGAGGGCCTGACCCTCACCGCCCTGGTGCGCGGCCACCGTGTCAGCGAAGCCGGCCAACCCTGGACGCCCGGCCAGCGCGTGCGCCTGGTCAGCGAACCCCACGGCCTGGACGCGGTGTATTTCCTCATGGGCCGCACGTTCCTGGGCGGCCGCGACAAGGGAAGCGTGACCGAGCTGACGCTCAAGGAAGACGGCGTCTGGCTGCCCGAGCTGGCCAAGACCGGCGGCAAGGGCAAAGGCAAGGCGGCAAACGTCGGGAAGGTGGTGGACTTGTTATGAGCAATGATTTTTTGCGGCGCGTGGACGCCAAGATCGTGCGCGCCCTGTCCCGGGTGCGCCTGGGTTTTCGCGCGGTGCTGACGGCCCTGGACACTGCGCCCGGCGTGCAGCTTGTGCAGGCCGACGGCCTGGCCGGCGAGCAGTTGCAGGCCTCGGAAGTATTCCAGCATTTCGGCTTCACCAGCGCGCCGCCGGCGGGCAGCCAATGCATCGTCCTGCCCCTCGGTGGCAAGAGCGCGCACAGCGTCATCGTGGCCACCGAGCACGGCAGCTACCGCGTGCAGGCGCTCAAGAGCGGCGAAGTCTGCGTCTACAACCAGTCCGGGGCCAAGATTACGCTGAAGGAGCAACGGGTTGTCGAGATCGAGGCCGACAAGCTCAAGGCCGTCATCAAGGACGACATCGACATGACGGCGGCGCGCATCCGCCTGCGCGCCAGCGAGCGCATGGGGCTCTATGCGCCCGTTTGGGATTTAGGCGGCGACGAGGACGGCGCGGACTGCGAGGGCGTCTGGCGTGGGAATCTGCATATTACCGGGACATCCCGGGCGGACGTGGATCATGTCACGGGCGGGGTGTCGCTGGTGCATCATGTGCACAGGGAAAATGATGGCGGGGGGCCGACGGATGAGCCACTAGGATAGTGACACAAATATGCGTCATATACTTGCTATTCAACGACGATATTTAATGTAAAAGCCTTCTCCCAATCATAACCACCAGGCACTATTTTAATATGAGTTTTTCCTTTCTTAGCCGCCACCGTACCTCCTTTTACAAAATCTATCACGCCATCACAGTTATACATTAATCTCTCGACAATGCCATAATTCGTTCTGACGATTCTTAATCCTTGACCAACATACATATGAATTACATCACCGCTATTGCAGTGAACCGACCCATCATTTTCAATGCTAAATTCTATTATTATATCATTGACACTAGCAGGATGTATTGGCTCCATTAATAGCTGGCTTGCCAGGAAAAATTTTCCATTCCAATCAAATATTATGCCTTGTTTTCCTGAAAATTCAAGCACTCTATTTTGTTCAATAACTAAAAATCCTCCAAAAACTGTGTCTCTTTTTAATAATATCTTTAGCTCATTATCTATAGATCCTAGTATTTCGTAGTTTAAATAATGACCACTACCGCCAACGCATTCTATGACTAGCACTTCCTGTTCAATGCCTTGAAACGATTCAAAATACACGCCAAGATGGTCAAACCATGTATTTGAATATACATTCTTTAATCGCCCTCCCTTCTCATCAAAAGTTAATACCGTTACTATTTTTTCAAATTTTTCCTGACTTGAAATCACAACAGCGTCTTCATATGGACCGTTGAATAGATTTCCATAAACTACATTCTCAATCTTTGTCATGCTAGGTATATACAGAGACAATGTGTCTTTAATCTCCTCGGGTAACGGTAACTTTATTGCAGGAGTGCTTTTCATGCAGTCTGAAACCTTGCTTTGGGGAGCCCGTTGCCTACCAGAGACAGGGACTGGTTCGGGGCATGATTTGAGTATCATACTGCCCAACATGAATATGCTTTCTTTAAACTCTAATACATTTCCTCGCTTATACACCATGGCACGCCAGTCGTGATATTGAAATTTAAAAATACCTTTTGCCATATTGTCAGAGTCAAGAATATCAGCTGGGCATGTTATAAGATATATTGGAATTATAATTTTTTGATTATCCACCTTGCCCATCAAAGACATAAAACGGCTAACTTCATCCCGACAGGCAGTGCTAGAAAAGAATGATGGCGTAATAAATGGTATTAATATTTTTGAAGAACTTAGAGCAGCCTTAATTGCGAAATCCCATTCGTGTCCGATAGAAATATTACTCTTGTCTTGAAATATTCTTCTAACCCTCCCTGTTTGTGACCGAAGTTCATTTTCTAGTTGCTCTTTCGCTCTTGAAATAAAGCCATCGTTATGCTCGTCGTCAAATCTTGCGTAGCTAATAAATGCAAAATAATCGTGTTCCATAATTCTTTTTAGCAAAAAACTAGTTATAATACACTTCCTGAACCCCTTCACCTATCCCTCCGCCCCGCACCGCCACTAAGGTGGCGGCCATGGGCATCGACCAGGGCATTGATCCATACAGCGGCGAATATTTGCAAACCAGGATAAACCACCTGGGCAACGCCGTCTATATTCGCCTCGCCACGCCGCTCGGTTCCTGGTGGGCGGACCCGTCCATCGGGTCGCGGCTGCATGAGCTGGCGCGCTCCAAGGACTTGCCGCGTATCGGCAAGCTGGCGCGGCAATACGCCGCCGCAGCCTTGCAGCCCCTCCTTGATGACGGCCGGGCGCGCGCCATAGACGTGACTTCCGAACAGCCCCACGACGGCCGGTGCCTGCTTTGCATCACCGTCGTGGATGCGCTGGGCCGCCAAGCCACCTTCCAGCATCCGGTGCGGGTGGCCTGAGCATGTACGCCATCCCCAGCTTCGAGGACATCCGCGCCGCATACCTGCGCGACATCCGCAACCAGCTGCCGGATGCGGCCATAGACGCGGACAGCGACTTTTACATCCGCGCAACAGCCGTGGCCGCCGCCGTGGACGGACTGTATCAGCACCAGTTGTGGATCGCCCGGCAGGTGCTGCCCGATACCGCCGACCCGGAATACCTGGAGCGCCACGCCGCCTTGCGCGGCATCACCCGCAAGCCCGCCATCGCCGCCAGCGGCGAACTGGTCGTCCAGGGCACGCCCGGCGCGGTCCTGCCCGCCGGCGAGACCGTGCGCCACGTGGCCACGGGCCTGACCTTTTTAACCACCGCCCAGGCCATACTCGGCGCGGACGGCCGGGCCGTCGCGTCCGTGGCCGCCGCAAAGGCCGGCGTCACGCCCGTCTTCACCGGCGAGCCGGTGCTCTTCGTCCAGGCCCCGGAAGGCATACTGTCCCAGGCCGGGCTGACCCTTTCCGGCGGCGTGGCCGCCGAGACAGACGCCGCGCTCCTGGCCCGGTTGCTGGACTACATGCAGCACCCGCCCGGCGGCGGCAATGTCTACGATTACCGGCGCTGGGCGCTGACCGTGGCCGGCATCTCCCGCGCCTGGACCTTTCCCAACCGTCGGGGCCTGGGCACCGTGGACGTGGCCGTGCTCGGCCCGGACGGACCGGCCGCGCCGTCGGCCATCGCCGCCGCCCAGGCCGTGGTGGACGAAAACCGCCCGGCCGCGTGCAAGGATACCTGGGTGCTGTCGCCCACGCCCGTCAACGTCCTGGTCAAGGTGGCCGTGCGCCTGGACCCGGCCGTCACGACCCTGGCCCTCTACACCGCGCAGCTCCAGGACGCCCTCGCCGACGTCCTGGCCGACGTGCCGCCCGGCGGCGTGGTCTACCGCTCGAAAATCGAAGCCGTGTCGTCCAGCCTGCCCGGCGTCATCGACCGCCAGGTACGGGTGCCCCAAGCCAACTTCGTGGCCGTGGTGGACGCCCAGCGCCTGGAATGGCCCCGCCTGAGCCTGGTCGAAGCGGAGGCGCTGTGATGGCCGGCCATGCGGCCTTGCTCCAGGCGCTTTTGCCGTCGAGCTACGCGCCCGCCGGCCAGGTCGTGGACGAGCTGGCCGCCGACGGCGCGGCCCTCGACAGGGCGCTGGCCGTCGGCCTCGATCCCTTGCGGGGCCTGACGCCCCTGGCCGCCCTGGAGTGGCTGGAGGACTACGAACGCGTCTACGGCCTTCCCGGCGACTGCCGCCAGCAGGGGCTCCTTCTCCAGGAGCGCCTGGCGCTTTTGGCCATCGCCCTGGCCGAGCGCGCGGCCATCAACCGGGCCTATTTTATCTGGCTGGCCGCCCAGCTCGGCTACGCCGTCAGCATCGAAGAGTTCGGCCAGTTCAAGGCCGGCCACTCCCGCGCCGGCGAGCGTATCAGCAACTACGAAACGCTTTTTTCCGCCGGCTGGCGCGCCGGGCGATCCCTGCGCCAGGGCGCGCTCTGGCAATATGTCTGGATGGTCCACGCCTCGGGCGAGCCCACGACGGTCTTTCGCGCCGGCGTCAGCGGCGCGGGCGAGCCGCTCGTCAGCTGGAGCAACCAGCTTCTGGAATGCGCCATCCGCAACGCCGCCCCGGCCCACACCATGGTCCACTTTGCCTACGGAGGATAACCGCCATGCACAGAATCGACGGCCCCGGAGCCGTGAACAGCCTTTTCACCGAGGGCGACCCCTCGGTGCCGCAGATGGCCACGGTGGTCACGGCCGCCTGGCTCAACGACGTCCAGGAGAACCTGGCCAAGGTCATCGAAGCGGCGGGCATCGTCCTGGAAAAGGGAAACAACGACCAGTTGCGCCAAGCCATCAATTCCCTTTCCGGTTCCGGGGAGGTCGGCGAAATTCGGATATGGCCGAGCGAGACGCTTCCCGCCAGCGGGGACTGGCTGGAATGCGACGGCGCGTCGCTGCTCGTCGTCGATTACTCGCCCCTTTATGCCGCCATCGCCAACACCTGGGGCACGGCCACGGCCGGCCGGTTCCGCCTGCCCGACCTGCGCGGCCTGACGCTGCGCGGCTGGGACCACGGACGCGGCATGGACCCCGATGCGGCGTTGCGGACCGGCGGCGACCACGTGGGCTCCTCCCAGGACGACGCCCTCGAAAAGCACGACCACCCGACAGGCATCTCCCGTGGCTACGCCGCCGGCGGCTATGAAGGCACCGACGACGGCACCTACGTCGCGGGGCAGGAACACCAATTCACGCACACCTACCGCATCGGTGCCACTGCGCCCATCACCGCCGACGAGATCGCGACCTACAACATCCCTATGGGCCGAGAAACCCGCATGAAAAACGCGGCGGTCATGTTCATCATCCGCTGGAGGTAGCCCATGATCCTGTATTGTTACGACGCATCCGGCGTGTACACCGGGCCGATTTCGCCGCGCCTGTCGCCGGCCCGGCCCCTGATCGACGGCCAGCCCAACTACCTGCGCCCGGCCAACGCCACCGACGTGGCCCCGCCCACCCTGGCCGAGGGCCAGGCCGCCGTGTTCGACGGCCAGGCCTGGCGCGTGGTGGAGGACCACCGGGGCGCGGTGGTCTACGACACCGCCACCCGACAGGCCGCGACCGTGCGCAGCCTCGGCCCGCTTCCCGAGGGCTACACCGCGACCCCGCCGCCGAGCGCCCGCCATGCCTGGGACGGCGCATCCTGGCAGCCGGACATGGCCGCGATCCGCGCCGACGCCGAGGCGGTCATCGACGCCCAGGCCGACGCCCAGCTCACCCCCTATATCAGCCTCACCCCCGGCCGGGCCATGACCTACCAGGCCAAGGAAGCCCAGGCCTCGGCGTACTTGGCGGCCACGGACCCCGATCCGGCCGCCTATCCGCTCATTGCCGGCGAGGTCGGCATCACCGCCGACACGCCCCGGGCCGTGGCCGAGGCCATCCTGGCCATGTCCCGCTCCTGGCACGCCATGGGCGCGGCCATCGAGGCCGTGCGCCTGGCCGCCAAGAAGCGCGTGCGCGAAGCCCAAACCCCCGAGGCCGTCCAGGCCGTGTGCGACGCCCTGGCCTGGCCCGCCCTGGAGTAGGCCGTGAGCGCCATTCCCACCATCGTGGCCACGGTCCGCTACCTGGACGGCCAGGGCCAGCCCGTGGCGAACGCCACGGTCAAGGCCGTGCTGACCACGACCGAGCGCTACCAGGGCCTGGAAGTGCCGGGCCTTGTGCAGGGCGTGACCGACGCCAACGGCCGGGTCGTGCTGCGCATGTTTCCCAACGAGCTCGGCACCGAGGGCAGCGCCTACGCCTTCACCGTCACCGATCCCCTGGGCGGCAGCATCATCCGCTTTCTGGCCATCCCCAATGCGGATTGCGACGTGTGTATCGGTCCCCGCGCCCAGACGGCCATCACCGGCCCCCAGGGCCTGCCCGGACCGAAGGGTGACAAGGGGGACACGGGCGAGAAAGGGGAGAAAGGCGACCGGGGCGAACCCGGCCCGTCCGGCGACGTGTCCATGGCCAGACGGCTGGCCATAATATTCGGATAGGAGGTCCCAACCCATGGCCCTGAAACCCTGGAGCCTGCCGAGCGTGACGGCAAATCTCGTCACCGACTTTGTCGTTCCCGCCGCCAACAAAGATGTCGCCATCATCGGTCTGATCGTCTGCCACTGCGGCACGACGGACGCTGCCGCCATTACGGTAATGCTCACCACCAACACCAACACGATCAAGGCCCTGGTGTTCCAAGGGAGTTTGGAGCCAGGCGACACGGTGCACATTGACACCAAGGTCTGTCTTGCAGCCAGTCCCACACCGGACAAGCTGCGCGTGCGGTCCACTATAGCGACCGTGTCCTTTTTGGCTTCGGGAGATGAGGACTAGCCTATGGCCATTTCGCGTTATCCCGGAAACCAGGCCACATGGACGCAAGACATTTCCATCGCGCCTCCTGGCTCCCTCGCGGCTCCGCTGTTTGATTTCTATCCCAGCCTGGGAGACGTGACCATTGCCACGGCGACCAACATTGACACCGTGCAAGACGGGCCGATGAAAGTTGTTCGGTATGGCGCGCTGACAGTCAACGCCCTGCTGACCACGACCCAGCGGTGCCGTGGCCTGATGATCCTGTGCGACTCGCTGGTGATGGGGGCATCTGGCAAAATTTCCATGACCGCGAGAGGGGCCGCCGGCTCGGCAAAATGGCCGCGTTACGACATCACTATTCCGCAATCGGTACGTCTTTCCGCGAAGCATAGCTCCCCGCGCACCGTTATCGACTACATCAAGCAAAACGGCATCTGGGTCGGCGATCCTGTTTTTTGGGCGTTCCCTGATCCAGAAATAGGGGACTGCCGTGTAAGCATAACAGCCGGAAGTGTCGTTCTTCTCTCTGCATTGGGCTGCGGGAACGTCGGCACGGGGATATATGGGGGCGTTGCCGGCGCAAATGGCGGAACGGGTTCCGGTGGTGCCGGTGCGCCCTACAATATGGGGTGCGGATGGCCTGGCAATGGCACGCCATGGGGCGGCGGGTCGGGTGGAGGAGGCGCTTGCGCCAGCAGCGGCGGCACCCCGGTTGGTGGTCCGCAGGCCGACAACTACGGAGGGCCAGGCGGCGATGGATTTTACTACAACAGCGGCTGCGCCGCCGCCGGCGGAACAGGCAATCCTGGCGGAAAAGGCTCCACGTCCGGCGGCCCTGCGGGCAACGACGGAACAGGTGGCGACCTCTTTATTATCTGCCGCGGCAACATAATCAGAAACAACACCGATTCCATAGAGGCCAATGGCGTCGCAGGCGTTGCGTGCACCGTTGGCAGTTACAAAGCCAACGGCGGCGCATCCGGCGGGGGGCATGTGTCTCAAATTTGCGGGGGCAGCACGGCCGGTGTCGGGAACACGACAGCGAATGGCGGCGTATCCGCCGGCAGCGGTGCCTACGCCGGTGGGGCCGGCTCCGTTGTGACCAAAACCTTTGCCCAAATGGGATGGACCTAATGGACATCATCCTTTTGCATAGCGAAATGGCCACAGCATCGCGAAATCTCCTAGCATCCCTCGGCGTCGCCATCCCCGAAGGCGACGACGTGACCGTGAAGGTGGGGGCCGACACGACGCGCATCGTCAGCAAGCATGCCCTGGCCGTCGGCATTTGCCCGGCATTCCCGGGTTATCCGGCGGCAGTGCTCGAAGAGGGGGAGACACAACGCCTGTTGCCGTTCCCGGATTCCTGGGCGGCGGTCCTGGAGTGGGCGGCCAATCCGCCGACGCCGGCACAGGCCACGCCGGGCACCTTCACCCCGGCCGAGTTCATGCGCCTGTTCACCCAGGACGAACTGGACGCCGTCCTGGCCGCCGAGGCCACGGACGCCGACGTGCGCCGCATGTGGGCCTTCATCCGGGCCGTCGGCTACGTGAACATGGCCGACCAGCTTACGGAAAACTCCCTGCGGATGCTCCGGGAAAAGGCCTACATCGTAAGCGACGAGCGCTTGCAGCAAATAAAGGCCGGGGCTTTCCAGTTATGAGCAAGGCCACGCGCTATTTCTGGAATGTCCTGTTGGGCCTGGACCAGTTCCTTTCCGTCCTGACCGGCGGCGATCCCGACGAAACCGTATCCAGCCGCGTAGGCAAGGCATCTGCCGCCGGCAGCCGCGTAGGCCGCGCCCTGGAGCGCTGCCTGGACGCCGTCTTCGGCCCCGGCCATTGCCGGACCTCCATCGAGGCGGACGAAGGGGGAGAGCGGATAGCGAAATATTAAGAAGAGGAGCGGCAGGGCGGTGGCAACCGCCCCACCGACGCGATGCGCGAACATCGCGCCACGGCCGAAGCCGCGCTCCCAGCTCGTGCACGAGCGTGAGAGGGCTACCGCTTCCGGCCCAACCTTGTAAAGGCAATCATGGAGATACGTTGCGGAAGCTGCGGACGTCTACTGGCCAAGGGCACCGGGACCATCGAAATCAAATGCCCCCGATGCCGCACCATCAACCACGTGAGGGCCGCGAGCCCCGAAACGCCCCGACCAGGGGAAAAGAAGGATTGCTCGCGTGTCTCTACAGGTCTTTGACAACGGCGTGCTCCACACGGGGGACGCCCTGGCGATTCTCGCGGAACTTCCGGCCGGATCGGTGGACATGGTGCTCACCGATCCGCCGTATTCGAGCGGCGGCCTGCACCTGGCCGCCCGCCAAACCGCCCCGTCCTTGAAGTATCAGCTCGCCGGCGCGCAAAAGCGTTACCCGCCCATGCTCGGCGACCTGAAGGACCAACGCGCCTTCGTCATGCGGGCGGCGTTGTGGCTCGGGGAGTGCTGGCGACTGGCCAGGCCGGGCGCGTCTTGCCTGGTCTTTAGCGACTGGCGGCAATTGCCGGTCATGACCGATGCAATTCAAGCCGCCGGCTGGGTATGGAAAGGGATTCTCGTCTGGCACAAGCCGAGCGCCCGGCCGACGCTGGGTTCCTTCCGGCACGACGCGGAGTTCGTGGTCCATGCCGTCAAGGACAAGATGCAGACGCACTCGCGCCGGTGCTTCCCGGGGGTGTTTCACTACGCCGTGGACCCGAGGAAGAAAGTCCACCTGACGAGCAAGCCGGTGGAGCTGGTCAAGGACCTGCTCGCCGTGAGCGCCCAAGGGGCTACGGTGCTCGACCCGTTCCTCGGCGGCGGCACCACGGCCATAGCCTGCCTGGAGACGGGCCGCCGCTTCGTCGGCGTCGAACTGTCGCCCGACTACGCGACCCTCGCCGCCGCACGCATTCGCGCCACCGAGACCGCGCTAACGTAGCCAGGCCAAAACAACGGCGGCGTGCCGAACTCCGCGCCAATCAGTGCCAAATCGCGCGCCGCCTTACTGATTTTGTTACAGGCCCCACACTGAATCCACGGTAAATCTTCCAAGGACACCGGCGGGATTTTGAAAATTGTGTCCACTTGTGAGTCCATAACGAAAAAAGGGCTATCCCGAAGGATAACCATTTGATTTCTTTGGCGTCCCCAAGGGGATTTGAACCCCTGTTACCGGCGTGAAAGGCCATAAACATAGATTTTCCCTCAATTCCTGCCTTTTTCCATCCATCCCCATAATATCCTAATTTGCTGGATAAATTTCTCTCTCACTTTCCCCTTGACTCCTACCCTTCCATCTGTATTTTTACCTTGGCTGTTGGGTATAGTGTTGGGTACGGATTCCAGGGGAGGTTATCGGCATGCCGGCAAAGAAACGTTTCAAGACATCCTATCCGGGAGTCTACTACGTCGAGGGGCAGGCCGTGGCCACGGGCAAGCCTGAGCGGATTTATTACGTCATGTACCGCCGTGACGGGAAGCTCATCGAGGAAAAGGCCGGTCGCCAGCACCAGGACGCTATGACCCCGGCCAAGGCGGCGCGGATCAGGGCGGAACGCATTGAAGGCAAGGCCCTGTCCAATCAGGCCCGCCGGGAAGAGGAGCAGGCCGCCAAGGAAGCCGAGGCCGGGCGCTGGACCCTGGCGAAGCTGTGGGAGGAATATTCGTCACAGAAAACGCCCGGCCCGGCGCTTACGACGGACCGGAGCCGCTTCGAGAAATACCTCAAGCCTACCTTCGGGGAAAAGGAGCCCGCCGAGGTCTTGACCCTGGACCTCGACCGCTTGCGCTCCCGCCTGCTCAAGCAGGGCAAGTCCCCGCAAACCGTCAAGCACGTCCTGGCCCTGTTCAAGCGCCTTGTCCGCTTCGGCGTCAAAAAGGGCCTGTGCGATTCCCCCGACCCGCGCAAGCAGACGATAAGCATGCCGCGCGTGGACAACGAAACCACGGAAGACCTCGACGCCGACGAACTGGCCCGCCTTGTCCAGGCCATCGAGGACGAGCCCAACATTCAGGCCGCAAACTTCATGCGGCTGGCCCTGTTCACCGGAATGCGGCGCGGCGAGCTTTTCAAGCTCGAATGGCGGGACGTGGATTTCGAGCGGGGCTTTATCCACATTCGCCATCCCAAGGGCGGCAAAAGCCAGAAAATCCCGCTCAACGACGCGGCCAGGGGCGTGCTTGAAGGCCATCCCCATGTGGACGGGACGCCCTACGTCTTCCCGGGCCAGGGCGGCAAGCAGCGCGTGACCATCCAGGTGGCAAGCAACCGCATCAAGGCCCGCGCCTGCCTGCCTGCCGACTTCCGCCCCCTGCACGGCCTGCGGCATCTTTTCGCGTCCACGCTGGCGTCATCCGGGCAGGTGGACATGCTGACCTTGCAAAAACTTCTGACCCACAAGTCGCCGCAGATGACCAAGCGATATTCGCACCTCCGTGACGACGCCCTCAAGCAGGCGTCGGGAGTAGCCAGCGACCTTCTGGGCAATATCGGCAAGCCAAGGGAATCCATGGATGGCAAGGTTATTTCAATGGGGAAAGAGCGATGATAGAAAGGGCCTCAACGTCGCAGGCTGGCCGCTTTCCCGCTGGCGGCAAGGAAGGTGACATCATGGGCATCCAGTACCAGATTGACGAACAGGGCAACCGCGTGGCCGTGGTCATCCCCCTTGCCGAGTGGGAAGCCATCCAGGAGCGCCTCGCCAGCCAACCGGGTGGCCCTCTCCCCATCGAAGACTTCGGCATGACTCCGGCCGAGGGGAGGGAGACACGTTCCCGCCTGGAGGCGTTCGCCACGGATTGGGATTCACCGGAGATGGACGCCTACGACCGTTACGACGAAGCGAGGAAGCCCATTGAAACGCGGTGACGTGGCGCTCTCCGTCTTTCCCAACACGGACGGTCTGACGGCGAAGCTGCGCCCGGTGGTCATCATTCAGGCTGACGGGCTGGATACGGGCTTGTCGCAAGTCCTGGTGGCCATGGTGACAAGCAACCCGCGCCGCGCCGGAAAAGCCTTTCGGGTATCCATCCCCCTGGCCAGCCCCGAAGGGCGGGCCTCCGGCTTGCTCTCCGACTCCGTGGTCATGGCCGATTGCGTGGCCACCATCGCCACCAAGGCCGTGCATCGCATCATCGGCCGCATGGACAGGGACGCGCTTGACCAAGCCCTAAAGGTGGCGCTCGACCTGTAAACCACATTTCCAGGGTCTAGCCGGGGCCTCATGAACCCCGACGAAAAGCCGCTTCCCTTGGCGGTCTGGCCCTGGCTATTTCAAGGGAAAAGCTGAAGGGAGCTCGTAATGAGTTACAATGATAATGGCGGGCCTGAATATATAACATTTTCTAGAATCATTAAGGCCGAAGAGTTGCTTTCGAGGTGGCCAGGATGCCCGGAAAACGATCTCGCATATTATGCGCGCAATAATACATTGGCATGCTATTCATATAGCAGGACACTAAAAAATCCTGCTGGAAATTTTGTCCATTATTGCTCACCGTGTTCTGGCCCATATGATACAGGTATTGGAGCAGACTATTGCTGGGAGTGGTGTGGAATTGTCTTTAATGTTGAAGATGTTGAAGAATTTGAAAAAATACACCAAGAATTCCTTTGGCAACAAGTGCCACTGGAAGAATGCTTAACCTGTATTGGCGATGCTCAGCCTGTAGAGCAAGGCAAAAACGATATTGAAGCGTTTTCTTCAATATCAACCGACCCAGAGTGGATGCCTGCACATGAAGCTCGGGTGGTGATTGGTATGACCCCGATTAATTTTGTTGGCCTGCTTAATTCAGGAGCGCTTGAAACAGACAAAGAGCAAGAACGTCTTGATTACGCCAAAATGGATGGATGGGATGTTAATGATGTCCCCTTTTTTAAAACCAATGACCTTGACACTCTCAGAGTACATAAGGCCTCATTTGCAGAATACACCGAGGAACTGTATGCTTGTCGAAAAATGGACTCAAGAATTCTAAAGTTTTACAAAGATGGCGATGATTCAAATAAAAATGCAGAAAAAATAACAAGAGAAGTTTCAAGTACGATGCAAGATGCTTTTTTGACTGCGGAAGATCTCTGTAAAAGATGGGCAATAAGCCCGACTCAACTTGTGAATATGGTGAGGAATAATAACGATATTGCCGTGTATTGGGAGGAGAATGAAAGTGAAGTCCCTTTCTAGCCTGGAAAATTTGAGAAAATACAGAAACAAGGATTTTATAATTTCCTATTTAGGCTCAGCGTTGTTTCACTCTTTGGATGTTGAAAAATTCGAATCTGACCACCCAGAACTTTTTCCGAATACACCGTTGGCTCAATCTCGAAAACGTATTGCCGAACTTGAAGACAAGCTTCAAGAAGTACAGCGGGAAAACGAAAATCTGAAAGCTGAAAGAGGTGATGCCGGAGCTACATTGTTTGTCTGTGCGACATGTAAGGCCGAGAGTCCCACTGTAGCCGACTGGACACAAGATGTTGAATGTGCCGTCAGGCTCACAGCCCAACTTATGATGGCTGGTGAAAAAGGTTGCACGGCCTTCCATGAAGCCGAGTGGAAAGCCCTACGCGGGGGCACCCGCAAGCGGGCCTTTGAGGCTTTCCGTCGCGCCTTACCTCCCGATCTGAAAGAAGCTGATCCGAAGCAAAAATAGTTCTCCCCTTGGGTTGTCCCGTCTCCTTTGAATGTGGCGGGACAGCCCGTAATTCCAAGATTTCCCGCCTTTCGCCGCCTCTTCGCCGACAAGCTATCCCGGGTCGATACCGCCTCCCAGGCGGGACAAGAAAGTCCCAGAGCGGGACAACGGGACAGCTTCACCCTCTCCATAGCCGCCTCTATTCCTATAGCGACGCCTCGGGCCACTTCAAAAACCATGGCCCGGCACTCAAGGAGCATCGCTATGGAAAGGACCATCAAAGCTACGACGGGCGACAAGCAGCCTATCCAGTATGTGGTGGTGGACGAGAAGCAGGCCGCCGCCTACGTCAACCTGTCCGTCAAAACCCTGCAAGCTCGTCGGGCCGCCCACAAGGCCCCAGCCTTCCTGAAAATTGGTCGCTCCATTCGCTATCGTCTGGTGGACTTGGACGCCTTTCTCGCTGCCCACCGGATTGACCCCGAGGCAAATGCGTAGGGGGCGAACATGAGCACAAAAAAAGCCCCGACCAGGGGCGGCCAGGGCTGGAAAAAGAGCGTGGCAAGCCTCTTTTCCGCCTCCTGCGCCGCGTTCGTCAAGGTTGCCGTCATGCTGGCCATGATCTGTAGGGCTGGGGGAGCGCGATGACCAACAGCACGCCTGATTTTCCCCTGGCAACATCATCCATGCCGCCGTTCGTATTCGACGCGCAAAAGATCAAGAATGCCCTGTGTTCCGCCATGGAGCACAATGGCCTTGTCCCGGGCGAGGTGGCCCTCGATGGCCAGCTTCACCGATGCGGCACGGCCGACAAGCCGCATGGATTGAATGGCTGGTATGTCGCCCATGGTGACGAGCCGGTGTCCGCTGCGTATGGTGACTGGCGCACGGGCGAATCCTGGACCTTCTGCGCTAAGGGCGACCTCGAGTTGACGCCCGAGGAACGCAATCGCCTCAAGATCCGCGTAGAGGCCGACAAGAAGCGCCGCCAGGAAGAGGAGGCCAAGCGCCATGGCGAGGCTCGCGCCGAGGCAAAGCGCATCCTGGCCGCGACCATGCCGGCCCCGGCGGATCACGGGTATTTGGTCCGAAAGCACGTTTCCCTGGTGGGCGACCTCCGCATATCCGGCGATGGCCGCCTCGTGCTGCCTGTCCTCGACGCCAAGGGGGCGATTCAATCGCTCCAATTCATCACACCAGACGGCGATAAGCTCTTTCTCGCTGGTGGAAAACTCAAGGGTGGGTATTTCCCCATCCTCGCCGCCAACGGGGAGAAAAATGGCCCTTTGTACGTCTGCGAGGGCTATGCGACCGGGGCAACGATCCACGCCGCGACCGATGCCGCCGTGCTGGTGTCATTCACTGCCGGCAACCTGCTGGCCGTGGCGGAAATGGCCAGGGTGCAATACCCGGATCGAGAGATCATCCTGTGTGCTGACGACGACGCCAGGACCAAGGGCAACCCGGGCCTGACCAAGGCGACCGAGGCGGCGCTCGCGGTCAAGGCGCTGCTGGCCGTGCCCAGGTTCGGGAACCCGGCCAACGGGACCGATTTCAACGATCTGGCCACGGCCGAGGGCATGGAGGCGGTCACGGCGTGTTTAGCTGCGGCCAAGGCCCCGGGGGCAACCGATGCCAAGACCGGCAAGCCGGAGTTGGTGGTCCTCGATATCCGCGACTTCCTGGCCCTGGACATCAAACCCCGCGAGTTGATCCTCGCCCCGGTCATCCCCTGCCAAGGTTTGGTCATGGTTTACGCCGCGCGCGGCATCGGCAAGACGCACTTCGCCTTGCACGTTTCCTATGCCGTTGCATCGGGGCAGACGGTGTTTCGCTGGAAGGCGGCCACGCCTCGGCGCGTCTTGTACATTGATGGGGAAATGCCCGCCTCCGCCATGCAGGAGCGCATCGCCGGCATCGTCGCCAGCTACCGCCAGGAGCCGACGCCGGGATTCATGCGGATCATCACGCCGGACACGCAACCCGACTTCATGCCGAACCTCGCCACGCCCGAGGGACAGGCGGCCATCGCTCCCTATCTGGAGGGCGTGGACCTGCTCGTGGTGGACAATCTCGCCACGCTCTGCCGGGCCGGCCGGGAGAACGAGTCCGAAGGCTGGTTGCCGGTTCAGGAATGGATTCTCTCCCTGCGTCGCCGGGGCATGTCCGCTCTGTTGGTCCATCACGCCAACAAGGGAGGAGGGCAACGCGGCACGTCCAGCCGTGAGGACGTGCTCGATACCGTCATTTCCCTGCGCCGGCCCCAGGACTACCGGCCCGAGGAAGGCGCACGCTTTGAGGTCCACCTCGAAAAGGCCCGTGGCATCATCGGGGACGACGCCAAGCCCTTCGAGGCCAGGCTCATACAGAACGGCGATGCCCTTGTTTGGACCTGCCGCGACATCGAGGACATGGAACTTGAAATGGTGGCCCGATTCCATGCCGATGGTCTTCCGATCCGCGACATCGCCGAAGAAACCGGGCTATCCAAGAGCAAGGTCGGCCGGTTGGTCAAACGCCTGAAGCAGGGGGCCGCATGAACACCGCAACCGCCCAAAGCGGGCTTGTCCCGCTGTCCCAGCCCCTAGGGCGTGGGACGCTGGGACAAAGCCCAAATCGTGGGACAGTCCGTGGGACAAGCAATGGGACAACTTCTCTCAAGTGCTTGGCAAGCAAGGTGTTGCAACGCTCGAAAGTGGGACAGCCCGTGGGACAGGCTGCGGGACAAAGGCAGAAATCTTGTCCCACGGGGGGAGAGGGCGTGGGACAAACAACCGGCGTTGTCCCGTTCATTGCCCCAGCCGATTTTTCGACCGGCCTGGAGTGGATCGTCTGGCCAGCCGATGACGCCGCCCCCGACTTCGACGCCAAATGGGCCGCGTTCGATCTGGCGGACGTGTGCAAGCTCTACGCCGTGCGCGTGGTCCGATCCGCCGGGCGCGTCCTCGCCATCTATCCCCCAAGCCTCGAACCTGAACTTATCGCCTATGCTGGTTCGCTACTGGCCGAGGCCCGGCCGTACCTTGCCGCCCACATGGACAAGCTGCCCATCCTGACCCAGCCCGAGGCCGTGAAGATCATCTTGGGCATCATGCGCCAGCATCGCGGCCTGCGGTTCTGCCGTGGTGACGGTGGGAGCCGGTGGCCGCTCTATCCGATGACCTGGACCGCCGGGCAACACGCAACCGTGCAAGCTCTTTGGTTTGCGGCCGGCCCTGCCTTGGACCGCGACGACTTCAAGGAAATCGACGCGGGATAGGCCCCCCTTCTCTGGTCAACGATCTGGACAGGAAGGACGGATAACCCCCGGGTCATGCCCCCAACGACGCCGTGGGTTCCCGTCTGCCTGTAGTACCCGCGTCGAGAATTTTTGACGATTTCCACATGGAGGAAGTCACCATGCCCAAGAAAATAATAGCTGCCGTTCCCGGTTTCGACGGCCCCCGGAAAACTGCCCTGGAATCCATCCGCTTGTTCTGTGTGGGCTGCATGGGCGGATCGTTTGCCCTGGTGTCGGAATGTCCGTCTGTGAACTGCGCCTTTCATGCCTACCGATCTGGCGTCATCGAGGTCGGCGCGTCCCGGCGGTTGCTCAAGGTCATCAAGAGCTATTGCGCCGGCTGCGCCCCGGGTGGCGACGTGGGCGGCTGTACGGCAGGGAAGGACTTCCTTGATCTGACTCCCTGCCCGATTTGGCCCTACCGGCGGGGTGTGTCGCCGTATTATTCCGCTAAGGCCCGGGAGCAACGACGGGTGCGGGCTATTTCTTTGTTCGGGAACGCCACACAGGAGGCGGATTTCCTCCCGAGAATCGACGGGAGCGCGGCGAGTGGGACCGTGGGCCATCCCGCCGGCTGGTGCGGCGCATTGTGAACTCTTCGGCATTTAGGGAACAGTACGCGCACACGCACGCGTGCGTTGAACGCCATGGGGAACAGTTCGCCGAAGGGATTTGCCGACATGTACGCGCGCACGCGCGCGAGGCTGGGGACGCCACGCACAGACGAAACCGAGGATGTAATCGACATGTACGCGCGCACGCGCGCGAGGCTGGGGTGGCGACTTCCTGGTGACTGGCGACTTCGCGCGGGTCTTTCTGAACGGTTTTCAAGGCGGGTGCGCGGAGCCGCGATTTCTCGCGCGGCACAGGCTGAAAAAACGGTCATCGGCCAACGCCCCGGAAATCCGCATGGCATCAATGTTTCAGGACGATTCAGAGGCCGGGAAAAGGTGTTTTTGCCTATTGATTTGGAAAATATTTCGGAGGTGCCGACGTGGGTAGAGGTCGAACGGGCTGGCGGCCTGTCGGGGAACACATGCTGCGTCTGGACGTGGGCTTTCTGCATCGCAAGGACTGGCTGCGGCCGGGGCTGTCCTTCACGTTGTCCTGGTCCTGGGGTGGCGAACCCTCAGCCAGCATCGGCGTCTTCACCAACCCCGATTCCATCCGCCTCATGTACGGGATCAAGGACGGCGAGCAGGTGGACGCGCTCGTGGACCTGGACCGGACCCCCTGCCATTACGGCGGGACGCGGCCGTGGTTCCTGTGTCCCAGGTGCGGGCGGCGCGTGGGCGTGCTGTTCGCAGGCCGGCGCTTCTGGTGTCGGCATTGCCACGGCGTCGCCTATGCGGTCGAAAACGAGGACAAGCTATCCCGGGTGTTGCGGCGGTCGAACAAGCTGCGCGAGCGGGTCCAGGCCCGTGCCGGCACGGCGTACCCGGTCCTGTTCAAGCCCAAGGGTATGCACCAACGGACGTTTGACCGCATCCGCTTGGAGATCGAAGCAATGGAAGCCGGCTTCTGGATTGCTACGGCGGAACGGTTCGGCATCAAACTGTAG